ATCTTCCAAGCATTTCGCCACACTCTCGTGCTTGGTAACTGTGACTTAGTACAAATGACCATACGTGGCTTGTTGGCTTTATCATAGTTTCGCCATACGTGCTGTGGTATGTCTTTCATAATAAGATATTCTATTGCTCTTTCTTCTGTCATTGCTTCAATAGGTTTTGTGTTATGCAACAAGTAACCTCTTGTATGCTTTACAAAATCAGGTTTGTCTTCATCCTTCTTGAGTTCCCAATAGGCTTCTACAGGTGGTAATATGCCACCCTGCAATGCACAAGCCATCCAATTAGGGTCAGGATGTGTAATCTTTGCAGGCTCATCAGGTGTCTTAGGGTCTTCCCATACTACACAGTATTCTGTTCTGTAAGGCTCTAGCTTTTCTTTTGCCCAACACAATCTATCCCAAAGATGTGTGCCTTGAAATTCTGGTGTTTCTATTGTCATGCGAGTTCTCCGTGTACTGTACAACTTACTCTGTCTTCATCATTAAAAGTACGACTTCCATCAGTACCTGAAACATAAAAACAACAAAGTCTGTATGCTCCTGTTGTAGGGTCTGCTCCACCTGCATCTTCATCTGCTACATGAAAATCACTAGCCATGCCTGTCATACAATAATTTGCATTAGCCATGTCATTAGCTATTGTCACACCATATTTTCCTGTACCATTATCAGTTATGCTTGTTGTGTTCAGGCTGTCATCAATACCAACAGTTCCTGTTCCATCTAGTCTTAGCCATTGTTTAGCACTACCATTCACAACATAATCTGTATCCACAGACTTAGCTGTTCCACTTATCTGTCCACTTGTTGATAATGTATCAAATGCTATTGTTCCGTTTGCCATTATGAAAGGTCTCCTAAAAATGATACATTTACATGAGCATCATCTGTAACTCCATTTGCATCAGTTCTATTTTTAACTTGATTTGCAGAGGTTGATAGAGTTCCTTCTGCTAATGCTGTTATTCTACCATCTCCAGAACCACTACTATTACCTCCACCCTGACAACAATAATTTACTGCACTGAAGTTGTTTGTTCTAGTTATTGTATAATCTCCACCACCATTATCTGTCAGTGAAGCGTTGTTAAATGAATCTCTTGCAGAGGGAGTATCTCCGTCAATATTTACCCAATGCTTACTTAAACCTTGCTGAATACTTGTCTGATTGCTACCCTCACCTCTAATAGTCATAGAGTTTGCACTTGCACTAACTACAGGTGTTGAGCCAATGGTTATAGTTGTTGCAGTGGACTTGCCTGTGATTGTGTCTGTTACTATTGTACTCATGCTAAGTCTCCTGCTATCTGAGTGGCAATTAAATCAGTGTCTCCAACAGCACCAACTCCACTTGCTGTCCTTAATCTCATAGCAGTTGTAGTGTTTATGTCAGAGTGTTCTAAATCTATTTTTGCTCCATAGTTTACATCTCCTGCTCCTGCTGTGGGCGAATAAAATCTATTACTCATAGCATTTGATAAAGTAGTTGTGTAGTCACCAGTTCCATTATCTGCAATACTAGCATAATTAAAACTGTCATCTATAGATATTGTGCCATCACCTTTAAATCTCATCCAACCTTTAAGAAGGCTCTGCACAGTATTCTGTGTGACTGCACTGCCATCAGATGTGTAAATAGCATTATTACCTATTGTATGTACACCTGTAACTGCAAGTGTACCACCCACTGTAGCATTTGCACCACTCAATGTTATAGCAGTATCACTACCACTTGTGCCTTGTAATTTATCTACTTTAATTTCACTCATGTCACTACCAATCTTCCACCATCATTAATGGTCAACGTAATGTTACTGTTTACAGTAAGTGTTCCTGTTACCTGTGCATTTTCTGTGGCTAGTATTGTTATGTTTGTATCTAACGCTTGTGCATTAGTTCTAAACATACCACCATTCTTAAAGTTACCCTTGAACTCACTTGTAGGTGTAATTGTTCCTGCAGCTAACTCAAGAAAGTACACAAAGATATTGTTTGTGCCACTTGAAGGTGCAGCCGAGAATGTCAATGTTGAGCCATCAGGTACAGTGTAAGCTGAACTATCTTGGACAACACCATCAACACTTACAAGTATCTCTTGTACTGAACCTATTGTTCTTCCAAGTGCAAAGGTTGTATCAGAACCATCACCATTAAATCTTACGACTGCAGGTGGAGCTTGAAAGTTAGCAGGTACGTTGTTGCCAATGTATGCCATATTATGTTATCTCCATGATACTTAATGTGCCACTTAGTTTGTCTGCTACAGAGCAGTCTACTCTTAATACGTCTGTTGTTTCAAGTATAACCTTGCCACCTGTCAAAAGTTCTAGTGAAGAACCTACAGGTATCGGTGCATCTTTAACCAAGAAAGCTGTTCCGTTGGTTGCTCCTCTACCACCACCTGATGTATCAGATACAAGTTCTACTTCTGTGGTTACTTGTGAGGTATGTATATTGGTAAGTATGAGTCCAATCACTACTGTAGTTGTACTACTAGGAGTTGTGTATATTGTATACGGAGTTCCTGCAGCATTTGGCTCGGCAGCGAATGTGACCACTTTGAATGTATTTGCCATTTATTTTTCCTTTTATATAATTATACTACGTTTACATTGATTTGTCAAGAAAAATCAACCTAACGCAATTGCAAGTGCTGTTGGGTCATCTGTTGTAAAACCTGCACTAGTTAAGTACGTCTTTACATCTGTCAATGCTACTTGTTTCATTGTACCATTGTCATTTGTAACAACTCTGTCTGCATCAGCTAATGTTGTGCTAGTTGCAGACGTATCACCATCCATGATGTTAAGCTCTGTCGCTGTCGCAGTCACACCATCTAAGATGTTCAATTCAGCAGCAGTTGATGTAATAGAAGTTCCTGCTATTTGTAATGTAGTAGCATTTACTTCACCACTAGAACCATATATAACTGCTTTGCTATTTACTATTGTACCTGCAGATGAACCATCAACTAAATTTAACTCTGCACCTGTTGATGTAACTGCTGTACTATTAATACTGAGAGCATCTGTTTCTAAAGTTCCATCTACATCTACGTCACCTGATATATCTAATTCAGAGGCTACTAATTTAGCTACTTGTAAATCCTCGTAGCTAGAGCCTAACTTCATCTCAAACTGAGGTCCTGTAGTGCTATATGTAAATGTAGCATCATCACCTGATCCACCTTCTATTGTAATACCTGCACCATTGATAACTGCACTTGTGTCATTACCACTGTCTAATACAATGTTGTGGTCATTTAGATTTACTGTTGTTGAGTTTACTGTAGTTGTTGTGCCTGATACTGTAAGGTCACCTGTAACAGTTAAGTTATCTGCTACAGTTACTTCAGATGTGCTATGTCCTAATGTTATAGCAGTTCCTGATACACCTGTACCAATAGATATTGATTCACTGCTATTTCCTGTGTCTATTATAAGATAAGCATCTGAACCTTGCTTAATTGTAAATGCAGTTCCTGAGTTGTCTGATACTGCTACGTTTATATCTGTTGCATCTGCACTAATAGAGTCAAGTGCAATGTCACCTACGTTTGTTATTGCATTGTCATTAAAAGACGTAGCACCTAATGATATAGTTCCTGTTGCAGTTAAGTTACTAGAACCTATGTCTATTGCACCAAATCCACTTGTTATTGAACCACTGTTTAATGCACCTACTGTTGTTACATTTGATAATGTATCTAGTGCAGATTCAAAATAAGTCTCAAAGTCAGTTAATGCAACTTGCTTCATTGTTCCTGCATCGTTGACTACAACTCTGTCTGCGTCTGCAAGTGTAGTGGATGTCGCTGTGGTGTCACCATCTATGATATTTAATTCTGTAGCTGTAGAAGTTACACCATCTAGTATATTAAGTTCTGCTGTTGTAGATGTAACACCATCAAGAATGTTAAGTTCAGAAGCAGTGGCAGTAACTCCATCAAGAATGTTAAGTTCTGCTGCAGTAGACGTTACGTTAGTGCCACCAATGTCTAGTGTAGTTACAGATATTTCACCTGCTACTGTAACAATACCACTTGCCACAGTTATAAGGTCAGTATCATCTGTATGACCTATTGTAGTACCATTAATTATAACATTATCTACTGTAAGAGTTGTAAGAGTTCCTACAGATGTTAAGTTAGGCATTGCAGTTATTTCATCATCAAAGTAAGCAGCTAAATCTGTTACTGCCACTTGCTTCATAGTTCCTGCATCATTAAGAACAACTCTATCTGCGTCTGCTACAGTTATAGAAGAAGCACTGTTGTCACCATCTAAAATATTTACTTCTGTTGTGGTTACTGTAAGACCATCAAGAACTTCTAGTTCTGCTTCAGATATACCTGCACTACCTATTGTTAGTGTGCCTGATATATCTACATTACCATTTATATCTACTGTTGTTGCTGCTATTTGTATTTCTGTATCTGCTACAATATCTAATTGTCCATCCGTGCTAGAATTAATATATATAGCAGTATCTCTGAATTGTATTTTTTCTGTAGAAGCAATAAGTATGTCATCACTAAATTCAAAGTAATCTTCATCTTCCATCCATTTAAGAACACCATCAGATGTTTCACCATCAAATGTTACTGTTATATCTGTACCTGAAGTGCCATCACCTATAGTTATAGAAGTTCCAAGTAATTTAGTAATAGGACCACCTTCTGCTGAAGTACCATCGTGAGTATGTCCTGTGCTTGATGCAAAGGCAGCTAATAGTTGATTAAACTCATCATTGGTATGAGCGGCAGTTATTGTGTCTCCATCACTGTAAGATGATTGTCTAGTGTAAGTAGCTCCCATTTATCTTCTTGCTCCTAACTGATATTCTAATTGAAAACCTTTAAGTGAATATGGTGCAGTTGAACCACCATCATTTACTCTTAGTGCAACAGCAAAGCCTGACCCCTCTACTGCTTGTCTAACTAGTGGTTGTGATGCACCACCATATGTTCCAAAACTTGTAGAACTAGCACCATATGTAGTAGTTCCATATATTGCGGCTATATCACTTGAATCTAATGGATAAGCCGCAGGTCTCGCAGAATCTTTTGCTTCATAATCATATCTTAAAAATAAATCTGCATCTATTGTTGATTCAGGTGCAAAGTTAATAATAACACGTTGCATGTGTTTACGTATGCCTGCATCATTAAAAGTCATATCAGGACCTCTATATTTGCCTAATATAGCAGTTCCATCAAAATCATTACCAGACTCTTGTCTATAGATGTATCCACCACTATATGCACCATGTAAAACTATAACATCTCCTGCTGATACAAAGGTATCTGTACAAGCTGGTTTAATACCACGTAGCTCTGAGAACTCAAAGGTTTGTCCTTTCAATACACAGATAACACCTTTAGTTGCATTTTCTCCTGTGCCATCTTTTGTAAAGAATATTCTATACTGTGTTTTATCAGGTATGACTACAGAGTCAAACTCTGATGCACTTGATAAATTTGCGTCAAATAAACTTTGTACATTAGAACTTATAGTTCCTAATTCAACGTCACCAATTCTTGCAGTACCTGCAATAGTTCTTAAACCATCAGGACCTAAGAATATTAAGTCACCTGCAAATTCTTGGATTGTATCCCCATTGATACATCCTATATCTCTTGTTACTGCTGTTATAGCAAAATTGCTAGTTGATGTTCCTGATAATTTAAATATTCTATTTTGACAAAATATAAATAAGTCTTCACGGAAAACTTTAAGTCCTGTTATCTCATCATCAACTTTAATAGTTCCTGCACCACTACCTGTGGCAAAGTTATCTTCATCAAAAGGCACACTAAATACTAACTCTTGTTTAGCACTTGACATACCAGCATAAAACATATGTTCTTTAAATGCTACAACAAATTTAGCACCTGTTACTGCTGTGCTTACTTCTCCACCACCACC